GTATCAAAAGAAGCACTGACAACAAATGATCCTGTATCTATTGATGAAGATACTGATCCTGTTGCTAATGTGTAAACTACTGAACTACCATCTCCTTGAACAAAAGTCAACTGTGAGGTAGAGGAATCATAACTACTGGATACAAGGAAACTTCCTGTATCACTTGATAGTACATATGATCCAGTATCTTGAGTTATGTCTATCTGTAACTCTAAAGGTGATCCAGATACAGGGTGTAAGTAAATAGTACTTCCTGATACTGATCCAGATACAATAAATGATCCAGATTCAACAAATGCACTCTCTATCTGAGTCTCTATTACTTTAGATACTCCTCCTAATCCTATTACTGCGTACCCTGTGGTAGCACCTGCGAAGACTAAGTCAATGTTATTGTTATCTACTACTGTTGTAGTAGTTGGAGTTACAACATCATATCCTGATCCGTTCTCTTCATAAATCTGAATAAGAACATCCTTAGAATCTAAACTATGTGAAATAGAAAAGTTTGTAGATCCTGTGAATGGGAATCTTTGATTTGGGAATAAGTTGATTGGTAACTCATGTGAGTAGGTACTTCCATCTCCTTTTTCAAAGGTAAGAGTACTTCCACTCAAAGAGGAAGATACAAGGAATGTTCCAGATCCTGAAGCATCTGATACTACCTGTCCTACTGATGCACTGAGTGCTAAAAAGTTAGCATCTAACTCCTGGTGAGTTAGTGGTGCACCTTTTTCACTTCTTAATGTTAAGTTGATTGCCATTCTACCTTCAGGTTTTTAATAAATAGTCCTACTATCTTTAGACTCCTACAGTTCATCTACTCTTCTTTCTATCTCTAATCCAAAACTAACCTGTGCAGTAGAGTATGCCTTTTTAGAATGTGCAATACTCTGGTTGATAGTCTCTGGAATAATGTATCCATTCATCTCTAGACTGAAGGTGGTTTTTACAGATCTATCCTGACCTGTGTTTAGTTCTACTGAAGTTGCAAAGGAATCTATCTTAGATCTAAACTGAAACTTAGAAGGATCTCCCCAGTAACTATCTGCAGCAAAGTTTACACCCTCTACAATCTTATTCATTTGTTCTACATAATCAGTCCAGATGATACATTCGTACTGAACTGTTACATAATCAGGCATGACTACTACAGCATATTCCTTTACAGGTTTTCTGTTGTTTAGTCTTGCGAATCTGTCATAAATATTCTTTCTTGAGTAACCCTGTTCAAATAACTGTACATTACTTGCATTGTTACCATCTAACTTATTAGTTAGACTTCTATTCTTTTCAAATCCAGTTCTCCTAAACATAATCAAAGGTACCTGAATCTTTCCTTCTTTATCTCTGTAATATCCATCAGCTTGTACAGATTTCCATCTCTCTGGTGATCCATAAATAATAGGTACATTTAGTTTACTACCATTCTGTACCACTGAAGGTCTTATTACATTATTAAAATAGTAAGCTATTGAAGTATCTATGTCAGTTAGACCTACAGAAAAAGGTTTACTGTCTCCTGTTAGAGAAGTATCATGACCCCTGTTCTTTTGAGTAGAAGGAGTACCTAACTCCTTTTGTACTGCTTGAGCTGGAGTTTGTGGTGTAGGCTTTTTTGTTGACATTACTTTTTGTACTTTCTATTGAAGTGAGTTCTGTAACCTCTCTTAAAAGAGGCAAACTCTTCAAACAACTCTTCTAATCTTGAATCTTCAGGAAACTCTCTGATAGCTTTCTTGAAGTCTTGATAAGCTGTTTCAATAGACTTATTTACTCCAGATAAAGGAGTGTACTCAACCTTCCAGGACATCTGACCTGTTTCATCATCAGTGTCATAATGTTTGGTTTTGAAATCTGGGTTACTGTTATCCCATTTTTCTTCTCTTATGATGTCTGCTAGTTTCATAATCTCTGTTTAGATAATCCTACTCTGTCTGCTCTTGTCATGTGAGTCTTACATAAGAAAGAAACACTTGTTCCAAACTTATCATTTCTCTCTTCTAACTGATAGTTGTTGTCTCTACCTAAGAAGAACTGATTCTCAATAACAGTGTCTACTTCATAGAAGTTGTTATGCCATTCAATAATATCTCCAACTTCAGGAACCACATCAGCTTTTACCATATGGTCTCTCAAGAAGTTGTAATCTACTAACTTAGAGTAATCTGAGCCAAACTCACTATCCTCTGTAGATCCTTGTTGAGTTTCTATTCTACAGTTCAACTTTACTGCTGGTAGATAAATCTTATCAGTTGCCTCTCCATAAAGATTGGCTGATGTATCTCCTAAAGATATCTTATGATACAGGATCTCCTGTTCCATAACATCTCCTAAGAGTTCAGTATTTATCCTACTGAATAAGTTAAAATCTCTTCTACTGCCGAATAAACTCATATCTCTTTTCCTTCAATATGCCTTTCAGAGTATTTGAAAGTTGTAATATCAGGTATCTGTTTCAAGGCTGCATCTCTAACCATATCAAAGGTTTCTTTAGCAGACTTGGTTGTTATCACTTTTATCAGAATCAAACCCTGTGGTCTGGAATCTGATTTATCACTCTTATTGTTTGCTACATCAACATAAGGTAGTGCTCTTACTATCTTTAGTAGATCTGAGATCTTAGCATCTTCCTTGTACTTGATGAAGAATAGAGTTTCATATTGTGTGAAATCTGCCATTACCCTACATAAATGGTTAGTGGGATTCCATTCACAATCTCTTGTGTACTTCTAGCTTCTCCAGCTTTTCTCTCTAACTGTGCAGTTCTGGATGATTGCTCTAACATCTCTCTCAACTGTAATAATAATCTCTCTTGCTCTGTTCTAGCATCTGCTAAAAGGTCTGCTTGATTCAAAGTAGCTTCTGCTCCAGGGATTGGAATAGTAGTGTACTTTCCTCTTACATATCCTAATAACTCTTTTGCTAATGCTAAAGTATAGTTGTAAATCCAGTGTCTACCTACAGAGTTGATGTCTGCATAAACAGGATTCTCATAAGGTACCTCTCCTACATTAGTAATAAGACCATCTCCGTCTACAAATCCTGCATTAGCTTTCTCTACATCTTTGTAGTATTCAAAGAACATCTTTCCTCGTGTCTTTGGAATAGGGAAGATCTTTAACCTATTGTTTATTAGTTCAAAAGAATAAGCAGATCTTCTGATCTGATCATTGAACTCAATAGCTTGAATCTTTAGAGCATCAAAAGATGCTGGCATCAATAAGAAGTTTACACCTGGTGAATATGATCCAAAGTCAAATGCATCCATCAAAGACTGAACACCTGTTCCTGTTCCTGCATAAGGATCAAAGTACCTCAAGATAGCAGGAGGTGATTCATAAAAGACTTTTCTTACTTCAATACTTCCTGTAATACCTTG